CCGGGGTCTCCTTGCCAGCGCCGGCTACCACGGTGTCGCCCTGCTTGTCGGTTTTCGTCGCGTCCATGATTCCCTTCTCCTTTGCCGAGGCGGCCAGGCGGGCACTCGTGTGCCCGTCGGCGCCCAAGTCCACGAAACTGATCTCGCCGAGCGTCGCCCGGCGGACAACGTTCACAGGTCCCTGAAACTCCCGGCCGTTGACCATGACGGTCTGGCCTTCCCGCACGAACTCGAACTGTTCCACCGACGCGCCGATCGATGCCTGCCAGGGGAAGCCGTTGCGGGCTGAAACAACGATTTCCCGCGCAGCCGCCGTGTCGCGCGAGACCACGCCGGCGGCCACAAGCCGCCCATCGTCCACGGCGATGCGGTCCGTATGGCCCACACCGCTCGTCGCATCGTGCCCGAAGCGGACAGGGCGCGACTGCGACGGGATCGCCAGGCCCGCCAGATCCACGACGACCGGGAACCGCCACTCGCCAATCTTCATGGGGCCGCCTGTATAGGCGACCATCGTGAAGCGTGGCAGCGGCGCCTTGCCGCCAGCGGCGTCGGCCGCGGCCTCGATCTGCATCGTGGCCACCAAGTCGAGCGACTCAGGCGGCTTCTGATTGTCCTTGCTGATCTCCACCGTCATCCCCATCCTGTAGCTGCTGACTGCCCTGCGGCGCGGCTTGCGCCATGGGAAGCCCCAGTTCCTTCATCAGGGCGACCTCTTTGGCCCGCTGCCGGAGCTCCGTTTCCCAATCCTTACCGGCGCGGGCATACTCTGCGGCCAGCGTCGTCGTGTGGTTGGCCAGGCGCTGGGCCTGGGCCGTGGCCTCCTTCTGCGGGTCCACGTGCTCGCGGCCCTCCCAGAACCACTGGTGCGGCCAGTCCTCGAGCGGCGCGAGGCCGAAGACCTTGGCGGCCTCGACCAGCCAGGCCGCAAGGATGCGGTCCAGGACCACGTCCTCCAGGTGCGACTGCTCCACGCGGATGCTCTTGAAGTAGGTCTGGTGGTCCAGGCGGCCCGAGGCGTAGTTGTAGCCGCTGGAATCGCACAGCGCGACGTTCTTGGGCATCGAGAACGGGCGGGCCGCCTCGGCGATGACACCCGTGCAGAATTCTGAAAAGGTCGTCGTCGGCTGCTCGGCCTTGATCTGGGCGGGTTCCCAACCCTCAGGCGTAAAGACCGCCATGTTGGGCTCGAGGTCCATCGTGGCCAGCGGTTCGACCTCGGCCGCCTCCCCGCCCGCCGGGGCGTTGGTCTTCATGAAGAGGGCGATGTTGGCCGCCGTACGCGCCGCGTCCAGGACCGCCTGCCGGTACTGCCGCAGTTGGGCAAAGAGGGGCAGCGACGGCGTCAGTTCCGGCACGCCCCGGCTCTGGCCCGGCCGGTCCACACGGAACCAGTGAACCATCGATTCGGCCGGCACGCGCTCATAGTCGGCGCCCAGGGCGGCCTTGCCGCTGCCGGGGTGTGCCTTGAGGAGGTGATACTCCTTGGGGTTACCGCACTCGTCGAAGACGATGCCGTCGACGGCACTGGGGCCGGGCTTGCCCGCCGTAGCGGCACCGGCCGTGAAGGCGGGGGTCGCCACCTGGTCAGCCTCGATGAGGCGGATGTCGAGTTTCACGGGGTGCGGCAGGTTGCCGTTCGAGAAGAGGAGCGCAAAAGCCTCGCCGTCTGCGGCGCGGGCCATACGCATGGTGCGGAGTTTCTCGGCCAGCCGCACGGCGCGTGCCCACCGGGTGAACTCGCGCTCCACCGTGCTGTTAACCTCGGCGTCGTCGGCGAGCATCTGGAGGCGCGGACCCGTGCCGATGACGTCGTTGGCGAGCGTCAGGATGATGCCCCGCGCGTAGCAGTTATTGGCCACCTCGTAGCGCGAGCGGCTGCGGAGGATGCGGCGGACCTCGGGGCTGGCCGCCGCGTCGGCCGAGAGAATGTCGGCGTTGGCCCAGTGGCGGCGGTTGTCGGGCGTGGTCTGGGCAGCGTCGTACTTGGCGCGGATGATCCGCCAGGCGCGGGGCGCGCGGCCCGATGCGCCGCTGCCGCCTTCAAGCCACGTTTTGGGGTTCCACCACGTCATGCTCACACCGTTCCCGGCTGAATCATCTTCACGCGGACGAACGCCTTGGCAGGGTTCCGCCGCATGGCGTCCTTGCCCAGGAGGTACTTGTCGCCGGCAATCTGGTCCGGCACGCTGTGCTGTTTCATGCCGCCCGCATCTCCGTGGGCCTCCGCCGGCCCAGCGGCGTTCGTGCGAATCGCGTCTTCCAGTTCGTCGGCCATCGTTTCACCTTGGACGCGGGAGCCGGATTCGAACCAGCGCCACTGGGGTAATGAGCCCCGCGCTCTACCCGCTGAGCTATCCCGCGATTCGACAACCGGCCGCGCGACGCCAAAAAGAAAAGGCCACGCGAGTACGCGGCCCCGCATGGCCTGACTTCTTGGCTTCGCGCCGGGGATCAGCCGGCACGTCGCGCGTCCTGGTTGTCTAAGGGCATGATCTCACACCACCAGACTTGCACCAAGTGAAAGATGCCCGCGAGAGGGCCTTTTTCGTGGGTCGGTTTCCATATATGGAAACTTTCTGCTCGGCGGCCGTGGAGACCCATGCCGGAGAAGGGCTTCACACGATGTCTAGGGACAGGATCAGCGATATGCGCGAGTTCACAAAACTTCTTCGCTGGTACGATTCCAGGTCCGCAACTTGTCGGAGGCGTGATATGCCGCGCAACATGTTGTCGGTCAGAGAATGTCTCTGACATAATCACGGAGCTTGGCCTTGGCCCTTGGGTTGAGGCTGACGATCTTCTGGTAAAGCAGCGGCCAATCGTCTGTAATGTCCGTCTTGCCCCGAAATCGCTTCCGCATGACTCCCAGGTCTCGCGTCTTGGGATCACGTTGCAGACCGGCGTATGTGACAGGAGTGGCAAGTCTTGCGATACACTTCATATAGGCCTCGCGGCCCCACTCGGTGTCGTCGTAGAATGGCCCGACAACTCTCCAGAGATCCCGAATTGCCGAATTGGGGTAGTTCTGGCGGTACATTACAACCAAATCATCGACTTGCGTGTTAACTGTGACTGACCAATCAATCAGATTCTTACCCAACTGATGACCGCGTTTCTGTTCATCGCAACTAACAACGAAGACGCGCCGGGGAGCACCCACAAATTTCTTGAGGTCGAGTATTTCAAGATGCTTGTACTTGGGTGCGCGCGATTCCCAGTCGTTTTCCCAGCACACAATCACATCTACATCACCAGGAGCGTGCCCATGCCTCTCGAAGTCGCTCGCGTAGAACTCAAACTCAATCCTGCATTCCTTCCCTCTGCGCACCGCCCAGCAGTCCGGGCACTTCACCTGGACGCTGTGGATGCAGAAGCCCAGGCGGGGCGCGAGCCGTCCGAAAAGAGCAACAACACCCTGCTCATTGGTGGGCGCATAGGCCATTCCAGGAATCACAATCTGCCTGCCAAGCATCGGTCTTTGTGCCATTGTGAGCCACCTTTCCTTGCTACCCGAGATCCCAGTGGAGTGTTGCGCACAAGGATACCCGTCCACCGTGATCACCGCAATCATTGGGGTTCGTGCGCCGGCCCCGCAATCGCGCGTTCGCACGTGGTCATCCGCTGGCCGCAGTTGCGGCAGTGCCGATAGCGGACGATCATCCGGTTGACCTTCCTCGTGTTGTCAACAAGGAAGTGTCGGCAGCCGCACTTGCGGCACTCCAGGCCGCGCTGGTCTTGCTCCGGCGGCCACACCTTTCGCTCACCGATGGTCTTGTCCAAGGCTATCTCCCACTCAGGTCAGCCTGCGTGTAGCGTTTCCGCTGGCGCACGGGCACGTTCTCCCCGGCCACCTTTACGCCGCACATCGACGCGGCGGCCGCGCAGCCCACGAGGCAATCGAACCAGTGGTTGTCCGGGCGCGTAGGCAGCGGCGACCACTCGCGGACCGTCCCGCCGGGGCCGGTGACCTCGACCCACTTCTCCGACCGGGCCATGTGCTCGGCGAAAAGTTCGTGCTGGCGGGCGTTCTTGGTCGCCGCGGCGACCGGGCCGAAGATGCTGATGCAGCCCCGATCCCCTGCGGCCGTTGCCAGGCCCTCGTGTACGAACCGCTTCCAGTAGTTCACGTCCACGAGCACGTGCGGGAACTGGCCTGTCCGGCGGACGTTGGGGACGTACCAGTAGTGCCCAATGGTCTCGCCGGGCTTCTTGGCATATTCAGCGATGGGTTTTCGGCCCGCGCGGATGCCGACGCCCTTGGAGAGCATCATTGTCGCGCCGCCCGCCTTGCGCTTCACGTCCGCGACGATGCCGGGTTTATAGCCCATGTCCACGAGCAGGCGGTCGATCTTCATCAGGCTCCCGCCGCGCGACCATTCCTTGGCCAGGTAGGTCGAGACGAGCTGATCGAGGCCCGCCTGGATGGCCCCGTCGACACCGGCACCTGGGAACGCACGGCCCAGCGTCCGCGTGGCGTCGGCCAGGGTGAACGCAGAACGGCGCTGCTCGGGGAACGCGCCGTAATCCAAGACGTACCCCGTGAACGTCTCTTCCCACGCACACACGGCGTAGAAGAGCAGGCGGTCGTGCACGTCGATGAACATCGTGAGTTTCGTCGCGGCCAGGGGCGCCTCGCCGCGCCGGTAGCCGTTGGTCTTCTCCATCACCTTGTCCACGGTCAGTGCCTGGTCACTTACCTGCGGCAAGGCCGGCTCGTTCTGATACTCGGCGGCAAATGCCTCCATGCCGACCTTCAGACGCAGGTTTATCGCATGTTGGACGGCGCTCACTTCCCCGGCCTTGGCGTCGAACCGCGCGGGCCAGGCCACGCGGGCACCCTCATCCATCGCCACCTGGCGCTGCCGGTAGAATTCCGTGGCGGCGGCCTTGCCTTGCGTGCGGCGGACCTCTGTGTACTCCTCCCAGAGTTTCTCGCTGGCGGGGAAGGCGTAGACGAGTCGCGTGCATTCACTGT